AGCTGGAACTGGTGTTTTTAAAGTCCGATATTGTGAATGGAGATGTGCAGGATATCATCATGGTGACGGAAGATGGTTTGTCGTATCTCAGTGGAATGTTGGATAAATAATGCCATGTAAGTTTGTGTAAAATTTAATCTTTTAGTATGATCCCTGTCATAGATCAAAATTTGATGGGGATTTTTTATGTCTACAATACTAATTGTCTTATTGCTAGTTTTTATAATTATATGTGTGATTTCTGCTAGAAAAGAATTAAAGAAAGAAGGTGGTTATGAGAATTATAAAAAAAAATATCATGTTAATAGAAATGAGAATCGTGAATTAAGTATAAGAAAATATGAGATTAATTATGATGGTAGAGCTGAAATAGGTCAGCAATATCCATTTGATATAGTGGGCGAAGCTTCATATCAGAAGAATATTAAAAAATTTGCAAAGTTTAGGGGGGATCGTGACTGTTTTACTGAGTTGACGGCAACGATTACTCGTGAGCCAAACAATTCTCATGATAAGAATGCTTGTCGAGTTGACATTAATGGGTTGACAGTTGGATATTTTGCTAGAAATCATGCAGAAAGTTGGGTTCGACTTCTGAATAAACTCGAAATTCCAGAAAACAGTATATTTTATGTAGATGCCGTTATTGTAGGTGGTGGTGGAGATAGATTTTTAGGTGTTAGATTAAATATGCCACCTAGAATTGCAAATACTTCCAATTACTTGACTGAGGTATTGTAGGTGAAAAAGAGTATTTTATTATTCATTCTGCTTAAATAATAGTTTAGATCAGAAATGATCAATTAAAAATAAAACCCCAAAAGTTGGGGTTTTTTATTATCTGGAGAAAAGTATGGCTACAGCTTCATTGGGTCGATTAACCTTGGATTTAGTGGCGCGGATCGGTCAGTTTGTCGAGCCGATGAACAGAGCGGAACGCCAAGCCCAAGAATCGACAGATAGAATGGGTAGGGCTTTCTCTAACTTTAGAGATCAAATGAATCAATCATTGGGTGGTACTCAATTTGGTTCTGCCCTTGATAGTGTATTGGGGAGAGTAGACAGCTTGCGTGGCGGGGTTTTGGCTGCCAGTGGTGCATTGGCTGGCATGGCTGTGGGTGGAACAGCTTTGGCAATAGGTGGACTTGCTAAGATGTCAATTGATGCTGCAAAAGCAGATGCCCAAATGGCTATGCTTGCAAACCGGGCACAAATTGGCATTGAAAATTTCCAAATTATGACTGTTGCATCTCAGCAGTTAGGGATTTCGCAAGATCAACTAGGCTCTATTTTTGCAGATGTGCAAGAAAAATTGGGTGAATTTAGTGCAACTGGTGGTGGTGAAGCGGTTGAATTCTTTGATGCGCTTAAAAACAACACAAAAATGACCGATGCTGAGATAAAGAAATTTTCAAAAACACTACAAGGCAAAGATGGTGTTGCAGCTGTCCAACTTTTAAAAAATAAGCTGGATGAGGTGGGTGCATCATCACAAGAACAACGCTTTGTTTTTGAAAGTTTGGGTAGTGACTTGGGTAATTTATTGCCACTTTTTGCCAATGGTGGAAAAGTTATAGATGAATATGGCGTTGCATTGAATGAGGCTGGTGTGATTAAGTCACAAGAAGCAATTCAACAATCGCAATTACTTGCTGCACAGACACAAGCCATTAATTTGCAATTTCAGGGTGCAAAAAGTCAGTTGGTGCAAGGATTTATGCCTGCAATTGTGAGTGTGTCTGATGCTATGTTTGGCACATCTAAAAACGGTGTTCAGCTTGCAACTGTTGGGGATGGGTTGGGCACAGTTTTTAAAATACTGGCTACACTTGCACTCGGGACTTCTCATGTGATCCAGCAAGTCGGCAATGCATTTGGTGCTGTAGCTGCGATGGCGGTTGCTGCTGCAAAACGTGATTTTGCAAGTGTTGTTGCTATTTATGAGGATTCAGAAAAAAGGGTTGATGATATTAATTCGGACATGCTTGATCGTTATAGCAAGGTCTGGGGGCCAGTCACTGAATCAAGTAATACGCTAGTGAATGCACTGCAATCAATTAGCAATGCGACTACAGATTCATCAACAGGTCTGAAAGTTAATACAAAGGAAGCTGAGGAGAATGCTAAAGCCAAAGAAGCACAAGCAAAAGCGATTGCGAAAGCTAACAAGGAGTTACAAGTAAACGCGCTTGTGCAGTCTAATGCTAAAAAATTTGGTTTTGCTGATTTAGAGAGTCAGTACAAATTA